ACAAGATTCTCTTCAATAATGGCGTCCCAGTCAACCCGTTTAATTGCTTTAAGTTGATCAAGCTTAGTAAATTTTTCGCCTGACATTGAAGTTTGCAAATCTTTAATGTCCCTTGCTGTTTTTAGCCCAACTCCAGGGAGGCAATCAGCAATCTGGCGTGCACTTGCAGTATTAATGTTTAAGCGGACATCAAGCGGGAAGGTTTCCTTATTTGTAGGACGCGGCGGAGAAACGCCTTCCTGCTTCAACTGTTCAGTCAACCGTTCTTCGTTTTGAATTTTTTGAGTCGTGGCATCAAGATGCGGAATCAAATCTGTTTCTTCGACAAATAGAACTTCATCTTGAGCATCCACGCACATGAAAATACCCTCTCCGTGCATGGAAACAACTTCAAGTAGGGCGCCAGTCGGTTTGTACTGGTAGAGCATTGAGATCGAAATGACAACTACACGTACAATACCAAGGTTTATCTTAAAATGCTAGGGCAATAAAAAAGCGGGCCACGCGGACCCGCTTAATTATTGATTCAACGAATTGAATCAGGTGTCATCGCCGCCCACTTGGGACGCAAAGTCGATGAAGCCTTGGATGTCGTTCCAGGACACAGCAGGTGCGGCCTGGATGTAGTTGACACGGGCAAGGATGTAGGCTTTCTTACCAGCGGCAATGTCAGTATCCGAGATGTACACACCAGCGCCCGTAGCGGTCGTGGAGGTAACAGCGGTCACAGTGGTCACGCGGAACGTGGTGTTCGAAGTAACCTTGTAGACCATCTGGTTATCAAAACCGGTCAGCTTAGCGGCACTGGTATCAGTGGTTGCAGCAGTCACGGAGTTGAGGAACGGAACAAAGCCGCCAGTGGTGCCGCCGCCAGTGGTAGCGGAGGAGCCTTGGGCGATGGTGTTGCTAGAAGCGGTCAGCCAGGAGCTGGCAGCAGCAATACCATTGAGCTGAGGTGAGGCAGTCACGCCAACGGGGTTACCGCTGGAGGTGGGACCAAACATCAGGATGTCTGAAGCGTTAGTAAACTTCAGGTCAGCAGTCACAGGGTCGGCGGGGAAGCCGGGGGCCGGATCAGCGGTGGTGCCTGCGGGCACGTCTTTTGCCACGGCGATAGAAGCGCCATAAACAAAAGAAGGAGCAGCACTGGAGCCGGGAACAACCAGGGTCGTGATGTTGTCACGGACGCGGTCATCTGTACGGCGATCGGGAGAGGGGATGATCAGATCCAGGCTCTTGTAGTTGGCAGCGGCGCCACTTGCGTTGTTGATCGGCACATAGGCGATCAGTTCGTAAGCAGCGAAACCAGGCCAACCAAACACAGCTTCAGAGTTGAAGGAGGAGAGGCGGTTGATCTGAGCACCGGGCTGGAGGATGTTGCCAGCGTTAGTCTTGTAAGTTGCCATTTGTAGTTACCTCCGTATCAGATGATGGTGAAAGCAGAGGTGATGAAGTCCTTGTTCAGGTTAGCAAAACCGGCGTACAGCTGCCAAATCAGGATGATGAAGCGGCTGAAGTCGTCGTTGTTGTTGATCAGAACCTGAGCGTTAGGACCACCGATGCCCACGCCAACAGCCTGAGGGCCGAAGAACAGGCCAGGAGGAGTTGTGTGAGAAACGGCGCCAGCACCATCACCAATATCAACGGTGATTGACTTGGTGGCGAAGTTGGTCGACTCGAAGAATCGCACACCTTCAAACACAAAGCCGGTAGGCATGACGGGTTCGCCGGCCACGAACTGGGCTTGGCCGTACTGGCCACCACCATAGATCGCGCCGCTAGGACCCATGGCACCCATCAGGGGGTTGCCTTGGCCCATGCCAGGGTAACGAGCCACTTCGCGGAAGCCCTGGTCAGCACGGAGATCGCGCATGAAAGAGGGATCAGCGATACAACGGTAGTAACCGTCTTGGAACACGGGCACGTTGCGCTTACGCAGCTGACGAACCACTTCCAGAAGGTCGGTCTTGACGTTGAACTTGTAACGCTCGGAAGCGTACTCGGTGGCGGTATAAGAGTTCAGAGCAGTGGAGCTAGAGCGAGTCTTGCCGTTGGGGTAGTAGTAACCACCTTGGGTATCGCCCGAAGCACCACGGGTCTCCGATTTGGCCATCTCATCCAAGAACACCCGATCGCGCCAACGACGATAGTCGTCGAGCAGCGTCAGAGAACCGATGGACTGGTGGAACATGTTAAGGTTCCCGGTGTCCAGCAGCAGACGCTGAGCGGTCATCAGGGTCTCGCGAGCAATCTTGAAGGTGCTCGGGAGGTTGGAGTTGTTCGGGTCAGCAGGGCCGGTATCAATTTGTTATCCTGAAAGTTTTTTATCTTTCAGTTCTTGTGATTTTCCATTTCACAAGTTCAGACTATATCATCACCCTTGGGTAAAGCCAGTTGGGTGTAGGGCGCTCGTGGATCCATTACTGAGTTTCCTCTCGGGATCTAGTCGTTGAACCTTCCAACTTGTAAGTTGGCTTGGCTGCTGATTCCCCATTTTTTGGCGGGGTTCCAGCAATTCACCCTATTGTTCAATGCCGATTACGCGGCAAGGGAGCTACCTGTTAACTCTCGGAGGCTGACCAAAACTTTGTCCTTGACGATAGCCCGGCTGCTTGCGGTACCGATGGTTTGATCCTGGGTACGCTCGCGGCTGGTCTTCGTTCCAGGGTTGCCCCAGAAACGATAGCGATCTAATTGAACAGTCTGGCCTGGCTGCTTGGTGAAGTCGTGAACAACACGTGCTAGGATTGGGTTGTCCAACCCATTGCTCCCCACCTTTTTCATCGGTGGAGCACAGACTATATCACGCTCCCTATGGCTCGGCACAATCGCCTAAATCTTTCATTTGAAGTGGTAGCAGAACTTTCTGCTACCATGTCCGATGTTGATGCAGCAAAAAAACTAAATGTATCAATGGTTGCTTTTTATAATGCCAGAAAAAAATTTAACCTTCTATCTTTTTTTGAGCAAACGGGGCTTAGAAAAAATAAAGCCGGCGAAACTTACTCTTTTTTCAATTACAACGAGCGGTATTTTGAAAAAATTGACACAGAAGGAAAAGCTTATTTTCTCGGTTTATTAGCAACCGATGGGAATATTAGTCCTAGATTGACGGCTGCTCGCATCGCATTAAAAGAAGAGGATTGTTTAATTCTTGAAAGATTTCGCAACGAGTTGGGTTCAAATGCCCCGGAATTACGAACTAAGATTTCAACAATACGTGGCAAAAAATCATTACCACAAAAGTCACTGGTCTTGAGTAGGATTGCCTTGGTTAAAGATTTGATGAAATTAGGTATTTTACCTAATAAATCCAAGACTTTAGAAATCACGACAACACTGCAAGAAAACTTAGTGCCTCATTTTTTACGTGGGGCTTGGGATGGCGACGGTTCCGTAACAGAGCGTCGCTTTAAAATCACCACCGCGTCAATCAAATTTGCTGTGCAACTCCAAACATGGATCAAATTGATATCAGGCGTAAATTTGCCTATTAAATCAGAATTTACTAAAAATGGTAGCAGCTTGTTTCATTTACCTGGATACAAAAAAGATGCCAAAGCAATACAAGCTATTTACCAAAATTCTAATTTTGCTATTGAACGTAAATTAAAAAATTACATTCAATTTTGGGAGCCCCGGCGCTAATAGGTTTCATAATCCGTTCTGGATCGTATACCTTAGTCGTTGAACCTTCCACCTATTCCTAGGAGGCTTGGCTGCTGATTGCCCGACAATTGAAACTTTTTAACCTGTCACGCCTATCATTGCTGATTACGTTGTAGGGTTCAATTCTTTTAGAAGGGTTTCCAGCAATTCACCGGGTTATCACTTTTTGATTACTCAAAAAGGCGGCTGTCATTCAACCGGTTCTGCGGCCATTTCGACGATGTAAGCCGGGTGGGGGCGATAAAGCTCCGCACCTAACAGCTTAGGAAAGTCATTATCAATAAACATGTTGGTAATTCAGCGTAAGGGTTTAGCTGATACCAGGATCTGAAAGATCCCTGGTAGCAATGGACTGAAGTCTAGTTGTCTAGGTTCGTGCCATTGCTGGCCTGGAACT